GGCACAATGCTTGTTGTTTACGCACCGGGCTTTGAGATTTACGAAGCACAACAGGGTGTTTTGTCAATCGCTAACCCATCGACACTAAGCCGCACGTTCTCTTACTACGGTTACTTCTCAACATTTGTTGCCAAGTCCTCGTTTATTCAGGGCATTGTAATCGCTTAGTCTGTAGCGGACTTAGACCGCTATGGCAACTTACACAACAGCCAGTAAACAACTACTGTCTAACTACGCGTGCATTAGCACGCTTGAGGAAGCAGAAATTGTTGTAGGCGAAAGCATCACAGTTAGTGGATTGGCTGCGCCGTTTGCAGGCACATTTAAAGTGCTTGACTTACCACAGTACGAGTTCACAGGTGTTGACTCAACAACTGGCGAATTTCAATTTAACCCTGAGGTGGCTAGACCTAACCAGATTATTTACGCCTGCACAGGTACAAGCGTAAATTATGTTGTTGATTACACAGGCAGTGTTGTACACAATCAAAACTGCACATGGATTACAACAGCAGAACTTGTTACCTATTTGGGCGTAACAATTACTAATCCGTCAGACGATTACACGCTTGCTACACAAGCACGAAACGCTGGCAACGATTTCTGTTATCGCCGCCGGCAAGAGGCAGGCTATTTTGACAGCCTTACCACGTCACCCGGTCACGATGTCACACTAGGCACGCTTATGTATTGTGCAGCGCTGTGGCGTAGTCGAGGCAGCATAGAAACCGCTTATGCAGCGTTTGACACAATGGGCACACCAACCCAGCAATCTCTTACGCCGATAGTTAAGCAATTGTTGGGTATCCCCCGACCAGCGGTTGCCTAATGCCTGCACCGTACACAGACCTCTTAAACGAGGCCATAGACGATGTAGCAGCCACGCTAACGGCCGTAAGTGGGCTTAGGGTAGTAACAGACCCAACACGGCTTGTTCCTAATTGCGTGTTTCTATTAGCGCCAAGTTTTACTACCTACGGCGGTAACGGCAACATTGTGACTATGGATTTCCCACTAAAGGTTGTTGGCTCTGGGCCTGCAGGTCTGCCAGTGTTACGCGAGATTTTAAGCATTGTCGCATTAGTGCTGGCATCCGCTGTGATCGTGCTATCTGGTCAACCTGGCTCGATTGACATTGGCGGCGCGTCTTACCCTTGCTATGACCTAACAGTGAAAGTGCAGGCACAAACAGCATGATCTATACCATCGCATCAAGCAAACTTGGCATTGTCGGTGATCCGTTTATACCTGACGAGGGCATCAACGTGGCAGCGCTGTTGTCTGGCGGTTTCATTGTTGAGCAATCCACACCTAAACCTAAAAAACCTGCTAAAACTAGTACAGACACCAACGAGGAGATTTAACCCACATGGCTACCAGCACTTACCTATCTAACCCAGTTGTCACCATTAACTCAATTGACATGACCGATCAAATTTCTGCATCAACTTTGACGCGCGTAATCGAGGCTCTTGAAAGTACCTCCTTTGGAAAAACGGCCCGGGTGTACGTCTCTGGATTGGAAAACTCAACTTTGACATTGACGGCATACAATAGTTTTGCGACAAGTGAGACTTATAGCACTTTGTCGGGACTAGTCGGCACATCCACAACAGTCAAGATCAAGCCAACAAGCGCAGCTACCAGCGCAACTAACCCAGAGTCAACACTCACGGGTTGCTACCTAGAAACCTTGCCAATTGTCAACGCCGCATTGGGCGCGCTCGACACAATTGACATCACGTTTACTGGTGGCGTTTACAGCGTTGCAGTAGCGTAACTAATCACAGCCGGCAACGGCCCGACACAAGGCAGGCAATATGCGTATTAAACTTAAGTTGACCCGTACCACCAATGCAGAGCCAGAGTATCTGTACACCACGTTGTTCAGCATTGCGTTATGGGAAGAAAAATTTAACAAGAAACCGTTGGATGCACAAAACTCTGGGTTTCGTGATTGGTCATTTTGGGCATACACATTGCTAAAGGTTGGCGGCGAGAAATTGCCCGATGACTTTATGACATGGTTAGAACAAAACCCAGAAATGACTGTAATGCCAGAAGCGGACGTAACTAACCCAAACCCTACGGACGCGGCACTTATCGACGGCAACTAGCCGAAGTTTGTGCCGCAACAGGTTTCTGGCCTGAACAACAAATACCGTTTGGCGCGCGCGACTTGCTCACAGTGATTACAGTTATTAGCGAGCAAGGAAAGCGGTAACAATGCCAGTTTCAACGACAATCAAAGTTGTAGGGGTTAAAGAGACTATTAACGCGCTCAAAAAGATTGACCCACAGTTGCAAAAAGATTTTAGGACTAAAGCCAACAACATTGCTGCCCCAGCCATCAAAGCGGCGCAAGACAAGTACACAGAGTTGCCGTTGTCTGGTATGAAATACAACTGGTCACAACAAGGTCGCAGCCGTAAGAATTTTCCGTTTAGCGTTTCCAAAGCCAAAAACGGTGTCAAATTACGCATTGACACCCGGCGCAACGCTATAGGTGTAATCCTGATTGAGCAAAAAGACCCAGCCGCCGCAATCTTTGAAACTGCTGGTCGAGCAAACCCAAACAAACTTGGCGATCAACTTGGCTTTGTTGGTGCTGGTCGGACACGTTTTATTGGGCCAGCCGTTTACAGGGCTAGACGTGGTATTGAAAACGAAATGAAAGACATGATTTTGGACACTGCGCGCACAGTTAGAAAGGCAATGTAATGCTATCTATTCCAATCATTTCAGAGTTTGACGGCAAAGGCATTGACAAAGCAATTACAGAATTTAAGCAACTAAAAACTGTAGGCGAAAAAGCACAATTTGCAATTAAGAAAGCAGCTGTGCCGGCTGCCGCTGCCATCACAGGTCTTGCGGTTGTTTTAGGTGACGCAACCAAAGCAGCAATAGAGGATCAGCAAGAACAAGAAGCCCTTGAACTTATTCTTAAAAACGTAACTGGGGCAACAGATGATCAAGTTGCAGCCATTGAAGATCAAATTTCCAAAATGAGTCGGGCATCTGGCATTGCAGACACAGATTACCGAATTGCTCTTGAAACTTTGACCATTGCAAGTGGCGATGCTACAAGAGCAATGGACGATATGAACCTTGTTATGGACACGGCAACGGCTCTGCATACGGACTCTGCGACAATTGCAGAAGCTCTTGGCAAGGCTTACGAAGGCAACTTTAAAGCACTCGGCAAATTGTCACCAGAGATTAAAACAATGATTGAGGACGGCGCAGACCTTGACGAAATTATGGGTTATATGGCTGACACGTTTGGTGGCGCTGTAGCTGCAAACGCCGAAACGGCTGCAGGCAAAATGGCTATTTTAAAAAACTCAATTGGCGAAACTAAAGAGTCAATCGGCGCTGCTTTGTTGCCAGTTATTGAAGCAGGTTTGCCATATTTACAAAAGTTTGCAGATTGGGCTGGAGATAACCCAGACAAATTTGTTATTATTGCTGGTGCTATTGGTGCTGTTGCTGCGTCAATCGTGGCTGTTAATATCGCAATGTCTTTAAACCCTTTTGTCATTGCGGCTACAGGAATTGTTGCGATGGCTGTTGGTTTTAACAAATTGGCTGACGCTATGGATCGCATTAACAAAGTAGGCGGTTTTGCAGCACGATTGCTTGGCGGTTTAATTTCGCCAGTTGTTGGTTTAACTGCAAACATTATTAAAGGATTGCCGGGCTTAGCAGATTTATTTGGATCAGATGACAAGCCAAACCCAAGCAAGCCAATAGTTATTCCCAAAATGGCTACAGGTGGCATTGTAAACAGCCCAACATTGGCGATGATTGGTGAGGCAGGCCCAGAAGCAGTAATCCCATTGTCGAGGATGGGTCAGATGGGTGGCGGTATAAACATCACTGTTAACACTGGTGTAGGTGATCCAGTAGCAATTGGTAAAGGCATTGTGGACGCGCTCACCGCTTACAAGTCGCGCACAGGCTCACTGGCAAGCGTTTTGGCGTAACTATGGCATGGCCAACACCTAAAGTCAGTATCGCGTTTAATGACGGCCCATACGTTGCGTCACCAACGTGGACGGACATTACAGAGTATGTGTATTCTGCCAATGTTTCCCGTGGCAGGTCTGATGATTACAGCCCATTTATTGGCACAGCACAAGTTGTCTTAAATAACAACTCTCGACTATTTGATCCGTTCAACACCGCTGGTACTTACTACGGCAAATTGTTACCACGCCGCCAAATCAAAATTGAGGGCATAAGCAACAGCGTAACTTACAGCGTGTTTAGAGGGTTTGTGGATGGTTTTCCAGCTGCATGGGATCAAGCAGGCAAGTTTGCTACCACCACGTTGTCTTGCTTTGATGGCATAAGTTTGCTGTCACAAGACTTGTTGCCAGATTATGTGTACGACCACACGATTGCGTTGTCACCAACCAATTATTGGCGTTGCAACGATGGGCAGGCAAGCACCACTATTACTGACGTAGTAGAGGGATATACGTTGTCAGCGCTTTTTAATGTTTTTTATCGCTTAGGCCCACAAGTTTCTACCGCGTTGGCAAGTCCGTCAATTAGCACAGGTGACAGCCAATACAGCACAACTAAACCAAACAGGGCGCAAACAAACGGCGATGTAACAATGAGCGGCTGGTATTCGCCAACACAAACATTGACACTTGCAAATATGGGCATATCTGATTTTGCGGGAACTGGCAGTTTATTTGTAGGTTTAGAAAGCGGACGCATTAAAGCATTTGCTGGCACGGTTTCTGTTGAAAGCAACCGATATAGCACATCTGCAAACTATTCAATAAACGACCCTGCAGTATTTATCACAGTAACTTATGTCAAATCCACAGGCGTTGTGTCTTTATACATAAACGGCATAGCGCAAACTGGTTCATCATCAACCGCGTTTACAACTGGCAATTTTACACCAATTTATTTTGCTTTTCTAGTTCGCACCATTGCTCAAGAGTTCAGCATTATTGGTCGTGCAATTAGCGCAGCAGAAGCATTAGCGCTCTATAACGTAAACAATAACAACATCACTGAAACATCAGCGGCACGCGTGACTCGACTACTTGCTTACACGTCTTGGGATGCGTCACTACAAAGCATTACTGCATCACCTGTAGCAACAGTAGGTGGGCTATCTACACCGGGTAGCAACCTTGTAGCCGAAATGCAGTTAGTTAACAATTCAGAGAACGGCGATCTGTTTGTGACCCGTGCCGGCGTAATCAAATTTACTGACCGCAATTATGTGTACACCAACACGACAAGCAACACTAGTCAAGCAACGTTTGCTGCAGGGTCTATACCGTTTGAGCCGTCAGTACAGATCAACTATGACGCTGCAGCGATCCGCAACGACATTACGGTGACGTTTACTGGTGGCGGCCAAACATCAACTACGAACACAGCAAGCGTCACGGCTTATGGCACAAACGCTATGAACATTGAAACACAGCTCTCTACACAGGCTCAAGCCGTCACGTTGGCTGCATATGAGGCAACGGTAAACGGTCAACTTTTGACCGACATCTCACCGCTATCGGTTGGTGTTACAGCGCAAACGGCTGACTGGACTACGTTAATGCAACTTGATTTGCTGGATCGTTACACGCTTACAGTGCAACCACCATCTGGAAACAGCATCAGCCAAACAGAGTTGATTAACCGCATCGAGCATCGCATTGTGCCGGGTCAATGGCAGATGACTGTTGACGGATCAGCGCGGTACACGGCTTGGTTTATCCTTGATAAGTCATTACTAGACGGCCCAGATTTACTACAATAAGGAGAACCTATGGCTACGCCGACAAACCTTCCAGCAACATTTGTTGCGGCAAACGCTTTACCTGCAGCAAGCCTTAATGATTTGCGTGGTGCGTTTCGCATTTTGCAAGTCATAGAAAGTGTGAACGATACAACATTACGCTCAACTACAAGCACAACTTTTGCTGACAGCGCATTGACGCTAACTGTTACGCCACAAGCCACAACTAACAAGATACTTTGCGTTTACTTCGTAAACGGCTATGTAGGAGGTGCAACAACTGGACTTGGCATAAGGCTTCTAAGAGGCGCATCAACAGCAGTTGTAAGCGACCTTGACAACGGATACGGAAGCGCAAGTGGCAACGCATTCAACACAATGTTCTATTACATAGACGCACCATCAACTACCTCAGCGACTACCTATAAAATTCAATACAACCGAAATCAAGGCGCAAGCACTGCTTACATGAACGCTGCTGCATCACCTGTAAGTCGCTTTTTTGCAATGGAGATTTCATTATGATTACACCACCAATGGTGCAACTACTTTTAGACGCTGGCTTTATTGAGGGCTGGGCAATGGCAGGCGAGACGCTTACGCTATGGGAACACAACGCAGACCCACCAGCACCATTAACACGACCAGAGCCAACCGATGAAACGCCTATTGCTGGCTAGCGTCATGCTCGCATTTGTCTTAACCGCTTGCGAAACAACACGCCAAAACGCGCCTAAAACAGGCCCAATGACACGATGCTCAACAATCACACAATGCGAAAGGGTAACTAATGACTAAAGAAAAATCAGAAATAGAACACCTACACGCGCGCATGATCGTGTTTGTCGGTTGCACCATTGCCGTGACATTTGCAATAACCGTTATCGGCTTTGTGTACGGCTTGTTGTTTGTTACCCAGCCGTTAGAGCAGTCACCTAATGACGCGCAATTTATTGACTTGCTCTCGACACTGACCGTGTTTATGACTGGCACGTTGTCTGGACTTGTTGCCGCTAACGGACTTAAAAGGAAACCTGCAGATGCCAATACTGCCAGCCAACCCTAAAGTTATTGGCTCACGGCCATACACGGGTAACAGTGACGGCGCAGCTGCAGGCCCAATACCCGGCATGGATGAGTGGATACGTCAAGCAATCAAATACAGCGGCGGCGCGCTGTGGAATAACGGCAGCTGGGGAATACGCGATATGCGCGGCTCAACCAATTTAAGTGTGCACGCGACTGGTCGAGCCGTTGACTTGTCGTACAGGATGTCAGAGAAACAACCTAAAGCAAACCGTAAAGGCGCTATTGCGTTTATCAACATTGTGCTTGCCAACGCAAACGAGTTAGGTGTTGAGTGCGTGCTTGATTATTTTCCTAAAGCGTTTGGGCGCGGCTGGCGTTGTGATCGTCAAGCGTGGAAGTCATACAGCAAGCCAGAGATACACGGCGCGCCGGGTGGCGATTGGCTGCACGTAGAGGTTTCACCAATGTTTGTTAATCAGCCTGCAAACCTTATACAGCAAGCGTTTAAGAGGGTATTCACCGAATTGCCACACTGATGCCCTATGGTCGTAGTACCGGCGATAGGAGATGCAATGGCAGACGCAAAAACATACATTTATGAGGTTTACACAACCATCATGGACAGCCAACAACACGTGCTTGTTCAGATATTCCGTGACCCAGAGACCGACAAAGTGCTACACGCACAAATTGCGTTTA